ATAAAGTTGTGGGTCCACCAGGCACAGGTAAGACAAGAAGATTATTAAACGAGGTGCAGAGATATGTCAACAAGGGCATAAGATTAAACAGAATAGGATATTTTGCATTTACTCGTAAGGCTGCTAATGAGGCAAGAGATAGATTTTTAAAAATAAACACAGAGCTTACAAAAAAAGATATTAAATACTTTCAAACACTGCACTCTCTTGCATTTAATCAATTAGGATTGAGAGAGGAGAATGTCATGCAGGATCTTAATTATAAGGCCATAGGTGAGTCTTGTGGCATACAGATCAAATATGCCTCGTACGAGACTAATCATTGGAATGGCATATTTTCCTCTGACAGCGAGTATCTGAGTCTGATAAACCTAGCTAGGGTAAAACAGATACCACCAATAGAACAGTTTGATTTAAATGAACACTTATCGAAAATAGAGAGAACCAAATTAGAGGCCATAGAGGCAGAAATAAATAATTATAAAAAAGTTTATGGACTTATAGATTTTACAGACATGATACAAAAATTTTTAGATAAAAATGTTACCCCAGATTTTGATGTGATATTTGTGGATGAGGCACAAGATCTATCACTGATACAATGGTCAATGATAAACAAGATAGAGAAAGACACGGGTTGTGATGTTTGGGTTGCAGGGGATGATGATCAAGCAATATTTGGTTGGGCTGGCGCTGATGTAGATTCTTTTATAAATTATGATGCAGAGGAGATACCATTAACAAAATCAGAAAGGGTGCCAAGTAGTATACAAGAGATTGCATTAAATGTCATCAATAGGATAGAAGAAAATAGGATTGACAAAGAGTATTTTCCAAAATCAGAATCTGGCACAATATATGAAAGATTTAAATTATCAGATATTGATATGTCAAAAGATGATTGGTTGATTTTAGCTAGAACGAAATCTATACTAAAATCTGTGCCAACGTATCTAAAAAAGAAGGGTTATTTTTTTAACACTGCTCAAGGTAATAGTATAGGTAAGAGTTTATATGAAGACATAAACAACTGGCAAAAATTACAGAAAAAAATAATACTACCAGATATACAGATACAAAGAATAAAAGAGAGAATGAGTGGAGAGATGAATCTATCTCTATATTGGTATGATGCTTTTGATTTATTAACAGATAGTCAGATCATGTATATGAAATTACTTTTATTAAGCGGTGAAGATCCAACTGAGGATGCAAGAATAAAAGTATCCACGATACACGGGGCTAAAGGTGGTGAGGCAACAAACGTTGTGTTATTTTTAAACCACACAGCAAATACGATAAAGGGAGCAAAAAAATCTAAATCAAAACAGGATGAGGAATATCGTGTATGGTATGTTGGTATCACTAGATCTATGAAAAATCTTTATCTAATAAAACCACAAAAAAAATCAAAGGAGTTTAAGATATGAGAGATGATCTAATGGTGCAACAACAGATAGGGAGCAGGTGGCAGCATATGGTTGCTGTTATCTGTCTTAATCAAACAGGGAGAAAGAAAGTAAAAAAAATCTTACCAAAACTTTTTAATAGATTTCCAACACCTCAAAAATTGTTAGAGTCTGATAGAGAAACCTTAGCAGATATCATAAAAGAATTAGGTATGCACAATGTCAGGGCACAGAGGATATGGAGAATGTCAGAGGAGTATCTAAGATGGGATGGTGAAGATGCAACAAAGTTATTTGGTATAGGGAAGTATGGTAGCGATAGCTATGAGATATTCTATAAGAACAAGATACCGGACAACGTGCAAGATAAAGAACTTAAACGATATATAAAGGAGGAACTAGATGTCTAAAGAAGACCCATATCTAAAACAGGTTTCGGGAACACACTACATATACATGAAGATACAGCCTGCAGAGTTTATAAATAAGAATAAATTGCTTTTTGCGGAGGGCAATGCTATAAAATACATATGCAGACACGCTCAGAAAGGTGGAGTGGAGGACATAGATAAAGCGATACATTATCTAGAAATGATCAAGGAAAGAGACTATAAATGATATTTAAGGCACAGACAGAGTGGGTTAAACCCACAGAGTTTCCTGATCTTAGATTCTGTGATGAGATAGCGATAGATTTAGAAACCCATGATCCAGAACTTAAGACTATGGGCACAGGTTCTGTCACAAAAAAAGGTAAGGTCGTGGGCATCGCTGTTGCAACAGATGGCTACTCAGGCTACTTTCCATTTGATCATGAGGGTGGTGGTAATCTAGAAAAAAGTAAAGTAATTCAGTGGTTTACGGATATTTGTAAATCAGAATCCACAAAAATATTTCACAACGCTATGTATGATGTTTGTTGGATAAGATCAATGGGGATAAAAATTAACGGACAGATTGTTGACACCATGATAGCAGCATCATTAGTCAACGAAAACAGATTTAGATATGATCTTGGATCTCTTGGTTGGGATTATTTAGGTCACGGAAAGAATGAGACTGAGTTAAACAATGCAGCAAAAGAGTGGGGGCTAGATCCAAAGGCTGACATGTGGAAGATGCCGGCGATATATGTCGGTAATTATGCAGAGAGAGATGCGGAGCTAACCCTAGGACTTTGGAAGATCATGCAAAAAGAAATTATAGAACAAGATCTTGAATCTATCTTTAGCCTTGAGACTGATCTTTTTCCTTGCCTGGTAGATATGCGATTTCTTGGGGTGAGAGTGGACGTTCAAAAAGCTCATACAATGAAGCAGCAATTAGCATCAGAAGAAAAGAAACTCCTGCAAAAAGTAAAAACAGAAACAGGAATAGATACTCAAATATGGGCAGCAAGATCGATAGCCAAAGTTTTTGACAAACTAGATTTACCATACGATAGAACCGCAAAAACACAAGCACCCTCCTTCACAAAAAATTTTTTGTCTGCTCACCAACATCCTTTGGTTCAATGTATATCAAAAGCAAGAGAGATTAACAAGGCACATACGACATTCATAGACACTATAATAAAACATGAACATAATGGTAGAATACATGCTGATATAAATCAGATTAGATCAGATAGCGGTGGCACTGTCACCGGTAGATTTAGTTATTCTAATCCAAACCTACAACAGATTCCTGCTCGCAACAAAGACTTAGGTCCATTGATCCGATCCCTCTTCGTACCTGAGTCTGGTTGCGAGTGGGGATGCTTTGACTACAGCCAACAAGAACCAAGGCTCGTAGTGCACTACGCATCCCTAGATCAAGATACAAGCGTCTTTGGTGTCAAAGATTCTTATCTACAAGATGACGCTGACTTCCATACTATCGTTGCAAAGATGGCTGACATACCAAGATCACAAGCTAAAGTTATCAATCTTGGATTATTTTACGGTATGGGTAAGGCTAAACTACAAGCAGAGTTAGGAGTATCAAAAGAAAAAGCAGATGAACTGTTTACCATCTACCACGAGAGGGTTCCGTTTGTTAAAAGTTTGATGAACTCCGTATCCAACAGGGCACAACAACGTGGACAGATAAGAACTCTACTGGGTAGATTATGCAGGTTTCACCTGTGGGAACCTAATCAATTTGGCATACACAAGGCATTACCCTTTGATCAGGCACGACAGGAATACGGAGCAGGCATCAAGCGTGCTTACACCTACAAAGCACTTAATAAATTAATACAAGGGTCTGCCGCTGATATGACAAAAAAATCAATGCTAGAACTTTATAAGGAGGGCATTGTTGCTCACATACAGGTGCATGATGAGCTAGATATATCCGTGGAAGATGATATAAAAGCTAAACGTATTAAAGAAATTATGGAATCCGCGGTTGACTTAGAAATACCAAACAAGGTAGACTACGAATCGGGTAAAAACTGGGGAGAAATAAAATGAGGAGTATACATGGCTTATCTAAATGCAAACATACCAGTGGAGTATGCACAAATAAGAAGGGAATATTTATATGATCTTAAAAAACATCATGGAGAAGTTGAAGACTGCATTATCTTTGGCATTAGCTGTATGTCAGGTCGCGCTATTTTATTCCATGCGATTATGGAGAACGGGGCTGTCTTTTATCGTCTCCCGATATCTGCCTTCATACAGAAAAATTTTAGACCGGAAGATGTTCCTAAACGTAGACTTGATGAGCTTGAGTTATGGAATTCTTTTAGTTATTATCCTGCTATTACTTGTTGGGATATTCTAACAGGGGTATCAGGAAAATACATAGGAAAAGATAAGAAATGGCACACAGGTAATTATTTATTTACCGTTGACTTTGCACATCCAGATAGTAATATATTAGATACCGAACATTCAGAAGTACCGCACGAACACAAGTGCGCTCACATAATTGCACTAGACGATGGCAATTATGCAGCACAGCCAAACAATAGATGTATATGGGATCTACCTTCTTTCACCGTGAAAGATAATATTCCTGATTGGAAAGTGCAAACAAATGAATGGAATGTAGAGGATACGGGTAAATGGAAAACGGAAGATACTGATAAGTTCTTCTATGAAATCGAGGAGAAAAAACATGATTAAAAGATTTATAAGAAGATGGATCTTAAGACCCATTAAGAAAATCAAAGATAGGTTTTTTAAATGACGACATGTAACAAGTGCTATCATCCATGTCATTGTGGAGAAGAGAATGATCTACATGCAGATGAATACGGTGTTTGTACTTGTGAGGGATGTGATTGTAAAGAAGAAGAAAAGGATGATTAACTATGGAGAGTTGCAGGGTGAATTATTATTTTACAGCGGCCTTAATGATATTGATATGTCTGCTAACCATGATGGAGCCTGCATACCCAAATACAACCCAAAATAATACATCAGGATCTAATACATCTATCACAGGGGGATACACAAGTTCGGCCACAAATACTTATCAAAGTGGTAGCTCTAATAACACCACGACCACAAATAACTCCACATCTAATATGAGATCGGCTCCACCAACAGCATCAGCGCCAAGTGTGACCAACGCAGGATCAGATGTTTGTCTAGCAGGTGCAAGTGCCGGTGTTCAAACTTTTGGTATTGGTGTATCGGGTGGTAAATCTTTTAGAGATAAGAATTGTGAGAGAATAAAATTATCAAGAGAATTAAATAGTTTAGGCATGAAAGTTGCAGCTGTGGCGATACTTTGTCAGGACGAAAGGGTATTCTTTGCCATGGAACAGGCAGGCACACCATGTCCTTTTGAGGGTAAGATTGGTAAACAAGCAAAAGCAGCCTGGAAAAAATACGATAAGTTAAGACCTGACTACGAAACTTATGTGCAAAATTTAAAAATTATTGAAAAGAAAAACGAGGAAGAGCAAGCACAGATTACTAAAGAGATGGAGGCATCAGATAAATTAAAACAAAAAGAAGATATTCAAACGAAACAAAAAATAGATTGGAAGGAACCTAGATGATAGAAAGAGTAATATTAAAATTCTGTGATTTTTTGGATAATTCCATATCTTTTGTAGAAACAGGTGTAATAAGAATATCAGAATGGTGTTGGCATACCAGAGTTAAACTGTTAAAAAGAAAAAGAAAAAGATGAGCAATAAACCACTCAATATCGGAGAAGAGGCACGTGTGCAGATGCCGATGAAAACCGTGGCTAGTTTGATCGTGCTCGTCGCAATGGGCGTCTTCGCTTATACGGAGCTGACGGCGAGGTTAGTATCGTTAGAGACATCACGTGAGTTGTTTGAAAATGATTTATTAAAAAGGAGTGAACAAGTCCCCATCGATCAGGAACAACATTTTTTAATCGAGGATTTGTACAAGTCTGTAGAGAAAATGGAAGAAACTCAAGAGATGAATATGACTAACAAAGTCAATATTGAGTTTTTAAGAGAGCAATTAGATCAAGCATTGTCTGATATAGAAGTGCTAAAAGATAAAGTTAGAGCAAATGGGAGCCATCAATGACAGAGTTGGTAGTGGCCCTTCTTATGATTGTCAACGGAGAGATCAAGGAACACAGAATTCAAGTTGATCCAAAGACAGGTAAGTATTCTATGTCAATGTGTTTAAAAGGTAAAAGACACGCATCAAGAGGTGAAAAAAATAATAACATACAGCACCAATGCATAAAGTCCATGGCTGAACTCGAGTTGAATATAGACGGATCAAAGTCTATTAAAAAATTAATATTAGAATGAAATGGTTAATACCTTTACTATTACTATCAACCAGTGTGCTTGCAGATACCGCAACGACAGGTAATCTACTGCCAAATGCGGGAACTGGACAGACAAGCCCACAACACTCAAATAGCACTATAGATGGAATCAATAATTCTAGCAATTGGACTCTCGATAATGTTACTGATTATTCTTCTAACTTCAATGAATTAGAGGCCAATGGAACAGGCACGGTGTCTGCTTCAGGAACATTATTAGATATATCTGCAGGAGATCACACGACTACAGAAGACAGTTTAGATGGTGGTGTTACGCTCACATCAAAAACAGAGGTGCAAAACTGTGAGTGGGTTGGGTCTGCACATCAATGTGGTCAGGCAACATCAGGTCAAGATAGTTATTCTACAACAGTTACAATACTAGATGAAAACGATAACGAGTTGGCGACAGTCACGCAAAACAGAAACACAGACTCTGGGTATAATAACAACACTTTTACATACACAGATACAGTGACACACACGGGTGAGGGCTCAAGGAAATGGAATTGGCAGTGGCAGGGCATAGATGGCAATAGTCCTAACAGCACTAGTGCTGTTGGGCCAAATTTATTGGGTGCAGAATTGAAAGCAACACTGCTAGATATATTATATTCACCGCTACCTCCTGCAATCAAGGAAGAAATAGGTGAAATATTTGATGACATAGGTGATGAATTTGAAGAGATAGAACAGATTGTAGAAGAATTCTTTTTTGAAGAAGAAATAAAAATGGAAGAGGAATTTGAGATGGAACCACCTGTCATGATAGTTATGGAAGAAGAGGAGAAGTTTGAAGAGGAGCCTATCTTTGAGGAGATAATCATGATAGAAGAGGAAAAAGAGGAGGAGGCACCCGTTGTGCAGATGATCTCAATGATGAAAGAGGAGGAGAAAGAAGAGGAGGAAGAGGTAATACAGATGATTGAGACATTTACAGAGGATGAAAAAGAAGAGGAAACACCAGAATTATCACAGGAGGGGTTAGGAGAGGATCAAAAAGAAAATGAACAGGAAGAATCCAATAGCGAAACTACTGAGACTGCCGATGCTACAGAAGAGAGTGGTAGCGAGCAAGAAAAAGTACAACAGAAAGAAACTAAAACAGCAGGACTTGAAACAATCTTAGAAAAGATTGATGAACAAGTTAAGCAAATAGATAAAAACTTAGCACTAAAAAATTTAGTGAAATTAAAAGTAATGTCATCAGGTAATCTTCTGGAAGCATACAATATACCCTTTTATGAGACGCGTATTATATACGAAGATCAAATAGATATAAAGGACAATCGTGTTATTTATGATATTGATTTGGTAGAATACAAACAAAAAGATCCCATTTTTATACAAAAACAAAAGTTGAATAGCATTTTACAAGAACGTCAAAATTTGATAAATGAGTTACAGGTATTACAAAATGGATAAGATTAAAAATCAATTAGCCGGTGTAGCAGCTTTACTTGGTGTCATTGCAGCAATTGGTGGTGGCTTTGTGAAGTATGGGGAGATTGTAACTAAACTAGATGCATTAGAGGGCGCTAGTGGCGGCATAGATTTTTCCCCACAAATTGCAGTGTTAGAAGAAAAAGTTAATGCTTTAGAAAATGCAGATACATCACACACTCATGAGGTTGGTGAACATAAACATGACACAGAACATGGGCACACTAAAATATTAGTAAACGAAAAAACAATACAAATATTACAAAATCAAATAGATGAACTAAAAGCGAAGAGCGACAATCCATTAGCACAGTAATGAATCTTTCACGTAATTTTACTCTCCAAGAGTTAATCAAAAGCGATACCGCTGTTAGGTTAGACATTAATAATAACCCTAATTCTGGACAGATAGAAAAATTAAGATTGTTATGTGAGAATATCTTACAACCGGTTCGTGATCATTTCGGCAGGGTCAAGGTGACAAGCGGTTTCCGTAGCGAACAGCTGTGTGTCAAGATCGGTAGCTCTGTAAACAGTCAACATGCAAAAGCAGAGGCGGCAGATTTCGAATGTATGGGCACGGATAATGCTGAACTAGCTGATTGGATAAGTAAGAACCTGGATTATGATCAATTAATATTAGAATTCTATGATCCAAGCGAGCCAAACAGTGGATGGATACATTGTAGTTACATACCAGAGGGTGGCAGAAAACAATTCTTACATGCTTTTAAATCAGAAGGTAAGACTAAATATAAACCTGTAATTGGATCAGCGAGGGATCTTGTCTAAAAAAAGCTCTATATTTGCTGACATTATAAAAAAGGCTAAAATGGTTGATGGCGTATGTCCTCACTGTGAGGAACACACGTTGTTGATATCAGTGGTGCAGGATTACTTTAGATGTCTGACTTGTGGGGGTGACATAGAACAAAAAGTAAATGGAAAGATAAGTTACATACCCATAGATTTATCTGTAAAAGAAATAGAGAAAGATGGCCAAGCGTAAATTTGTAAATTTTACACCAAGACCAAAACCTAGAAAAAGACCTAGACGGCACAAGAAAAGCCTCAATAAAAACGAGAAAAGAGATCACAAACCCTACAACCGTCAAGGGAGAAAACAATAGTTGACAAATACCCTCAAATGATTATCCTATAATTATGAAAGGGATATTATGACAGATCAAACCAAATGGGGTATTGACCAAGTGCAACAAGAAAATAAGGCAAGAGCCCGTGAACAACAAAGAGAGATGAGGGATCAATTAGCTTTTTTTGTCTTAAACTGTAGTGTGTTTAAATTACAAAAAATGTATGAAGAGATGAAGCGATTAGAAAAATGAAGACCAAAACATTCAACGCAATAAAGAAAAACGAAAGAACAAACGCAACAAAAACAGTTACATTAAATGTTAGCGGGGTGTCTCAGGGGCAATGGTCAACCTTCATATTAGAATTAAATCTCATGAAAAAGGCTTGGAAGTCTTATGGTGTTGACGTGGATCTTAAAGCAAGATCGTTAAAAAGAATAATATCACAGGGCACAAACTTTGATCAGTTTAATAATAAAATATAATGGATCTGATATTATTAACAGACGAGCTTTACCATCTAGTGAAATTGACAAAAGAAATGACAGAGGGAATAGAATTGTTAAGCGAGATGGATTGTTTTGACCTTTGTGACATACTTAGATTACATCTAACAACATATCACGATTACCCTATCAACGCTCATGTGATGAAAGATGGTAGTGGTGATCTATACGGTTGCATATGTCACTAGGTTGTGGATTGCTCGAAACAGTCAAATATCGTGTAGGTTCTATAGTCCTCGACAAAAGTATCGCTAAAATTATCCAAGAGCTCTGCGGAGTATTTATAACCATAGGTTGCACACTCCTTGTATGTCTTAAATTCGGTATATTCCGGCTTAAACTGCTTGCAAGCGTTGCCAGATATATGACTGCACAGATACATAACCAACAAAAATTTTGTCATTGACTTTTAATATTAATCTCCTATATTATCAATATTAATGAAGAAAGGAAATTATGACTGATATAACCAAATACAGAAACGTTTCTCTTCCAAAAGAAACATACAGGGTTTTAGAGGAATTGTCGAAGGTATTATTGCCTGATGCAAAACTAAGTATCTCTAAGACTATCGAATGTATAGCAAATGAGAAGAAAAAGAAACTAAACGGAAAAATGAAGGAGAGATAATGTTTGAATTGACCGAAGAGCAAAGAAAACAATTATTGTCTTACATGTGGCAAAGGCCATACGGAGAGGTTGCACAACACATAGCCATGTTGGCATCTCTGAAACCAGTTAAACCACCAAAAGAAAATGACAAAAAAGATCTGTCCTAATTGTTCTGGAAATGGTTTTGTTAAAGTTAAGAAAGAAGAAAATCCCGCAAATGACACGGTTATGCAATGTGTCGTCTGCAATTCGAAAGGAGAAGTTCGTGATAAGGAGTTTGATGAATATTTTGATTCTCACCCTCTGCTTAAGCCATTGCACCACAATGGACATAATTAATGTTGGTGCAGGTATGTATGGCGGAATAGAAAGCATGAATGATAGCCGAGACTGATGCCGCCTATATCGCAGGATTATTTGACGGTGAGGGATCTGTCTCTTACAAACAATACATGAGAAAGAGATCGCACAATAAAAAACCATATCCAACATGGTCTATAAGATTAGAGATAGCCATGACAGATAAATCAATATTAGTGTGGATACATGAGGTTTTGGGTGTTGGAACAGTAAATCCTAAAAGATACAGGACAAAGTACACGGTTGGTTGGAAAAAACAATGGCGTTGGCGATGTCAACACCGGGATGCTTACTACGTGGCGAGGTTGTTGTGGCCTTATGCTCACGTTAAATTAAACAAAATACAAAATATTATAGATCACTACTCGTCTAAATTAGAGGTCATGAACGGAAAGGTTGTCAGTTTAGAGGAGTACAAAAAATATATGAGTTTAGAATAAAATTATAAAAGATAAATTATCTTTAATAATCACGTTTAACATTGACACGTGTCTAAAGTCAATGCAAACACAAGGAGTAACATGAACGCAATACAAAGCGTGGGCGAAGTTCAGGAAACCCGTAATTACGATATATTTAAATTCGTAAAGGGCAATCGTGAGATAAATCGCTCTCATGTAAACCGTCTAAAAGAAAAAATAAGTAGAAGGGATTTAAAAGAAATTCCTATACTTGTTGGATCTTTAGATAAAAGCGGTAAGTATCCTATCTATGATGGGCAACACCGTTTTACTGCAAAGAGTGAATTGAATAAATCAATTCGTTTTATTGTGGTTAATAAAATGAGGCCAGATGATATTAGTGATATTAACACTGATAATTCTAACTGGGTTAGTAAAAACTTTCTTAACAAATTTGTTGAGAAAGGTAATGAGGACTATATTTATTATAGATCTTTTATGGAAAACTATGGTTTACAGAATAAATTTTCTGTAACCACTACTATTCTGAATAACTCAAGTAGAAGGGAACGGGCTCAGGAAGAGGACTTCGATAGAGGTCTTTTTAAGGTAGCTGATAAAGAGGAATCAGAAGAAACTATCCAATACATTAATAAAATCTTAACTGAGATAGATTCTAGTAAATGTAAAAATAGCTTCTTCTATTATTCTATCTTACATGCTATCAGTCATACCGGCTTTAATAGAAGTCATTTTTTAAAAAAAGTAGAAAAGATGTCTGCTAAATTTAAAGGTGCTACTAATAGTCAAGAGTGGTTAGACATAATTGATAGGGTCTATAATAGACATAATCAAGGTCTAAAAAACTTTAAACCTATTGTCTTTAGAGATTTTAAGACGAATAAATAAAAATAAAGAGCCCTTCGGGGCTCTCTTAAACTATGAAATGGAATAAAAGATTTAAATATCCTAAAAGTCAAAGAGAACTGATTAAAGGTCAACGACACTACGCCTTGAACGAAGAAAAATTACCGAGTGTGACTACTATTCTTTCCGAAACCCAGAGTGACGAGAAGAAGGAAAGTCTAGCCAGATGGAAAGCGAGGGTCGGTGAAACTGAGGCGGAACGAATAAAGGATAGCTCCGCAAGTCGTGGGACTAATATGCACTTGCATTTAGAGAGATATATTCTTGGAGCTGGTCACATGGATCTAACAGACGAGGGTCAGGTGGCAGGCGACATGGCTCAAGTGATAATCGACAAGGGACTTTGCGACATGGGCGAGATATGGGGATCTGAGGTGACTTTGTTTTATCCAAACTTGTATGCGGGGGCGACCGATTTAGTTGGCGTATTTGATTATGAAGATAGTATTGTTGACTTTAAACAGTCGAATAAGCCGAAGAAGAAAG